GCGCCGGGGAAATCGGGGTCCGTCACTTGCGCGAATACGCCGGTCGTCTGATCGTAGATGAATGCGTCGGGGTTGCAGGCGAAGAATATCTGCTTGCCGTTGTCAGCGATGGATACCGGGCCGGAGCCCGTCACAGAACCTAGCAGGACAGGCGTAGCGGTTGGGCTAGTGATGCTGTAGACTTCGGAGCCCGACACGACGTACATCTTCGTGTTGTCGGTGGAGTTGACCCACTCCGCACGGATAGGCCCTGTGCCGATTGTCTGCAGGAGCCGCAGGCCGGGCGTACGCTGGAAATATGACGTGGTCTGCCCTGAGTCCAGCACCTCGGGGTACAGGTTCACAAGGCGGCTGTTGGCTGCGTTGACCGACCGGGCGACGTACGAGCCCCCTAGAATGGGTGTGGGTATCATGGCTTACCCAGCCGTGTCGCTATAGATGTTGTAGCGGGCCGTCTCGCCCGCGAGCCCTGCGGGCAGCGACAGGACGTCCATCGGGTTGTTGATACGTTTCAGGTCGCGCTTGCTCGCTACGGAGATGCGCGACACCGTGGGGCTGGGCTCCACACCGAACTCGGGCGCAAGCTCGCACGCCAGATTGTAGCGGAACGCGCGCCGGTAGCCGGGCGGGAACGCCAGTACCGTCGCCAGCGTAGCGGGCTGCGATAGCTCTGTGATAGACACTAGGTGCCATGTGAGCGCCTGCGTCGGCACGGGGTACACTGTGAGCGTCACGTCAGGGAACGCCGCGTCGACGAACAGGACTTGCGGGATGGGGCTGGTTGCAGTCTTCAGCGCGATGGCGTTGTACTGCTGCTGGTTGATAAGGCTTACGCCGTACGACAGACCGTTGCTGTCCAGAAAATAGCTGGCGTCATCCACGATCACCGGACGGTTGCCAACGAAGTCGCCGGTAGGGCCGACCGTGCGGCTGGCTGCGGCTGGGGGCCACACAAAGACCTGCTCCTGTGTAGCGAACACCGACAGGCGCTCGATACTCCACGAGTCAAGCATCTGGTTCATAGCCACCAGAGCGTCGTTAGATGTTTCGGCAGAGGGTGTCTCGCCTTCAGCGAGTACGCCGATAAGTCGTAGCGCACCGTTGATGAGATCGCTAGACGTCGTCATTTACGGTTGCCTTTCGACGGCGCGGCTTGGGCATCGTGTTCTCCGGCTGCATGCCGTTGAACTCAGTGACTACGTATTTGAGAGGTGCCGGTGTCTCGGGTACAGCGTCCACAGGCGCACTAACAGGAACAGGACGGGTAGGATCAGCAACAGTATAGCGAACCCAACCACTCTTTTCATCGTACGCTGCTTCTTGTTCGCTACACGCCACCTTCGCACCGTGTATGTCATGCTTCAGGTAGATAACAGCCATCTAGTTTAGCTCCTGTGCGGTACGAAAACTCAGGGTAGCCGAAAAGCTACCCTGAGTAAACTCGTTACACCGCCGGACTAGACGATATACATGGTCCAAGTGCCGTCGCCGGTTTTGACGTTGACCAGCGTAGCTCCCGAAGTGATGGGGCGCGCGGCAAGACCAACGAGGGTCCAGCCTGTTCCCACCACCAGGGTGACGACGCCGGAGCTCGTGCCGATGTTGACAAAGCGCGTCACGAAGGACGAGCCGACCTTGGCGTTGCCAAGCGAGGCTTCCAACAGCGCGACGGTGGGCAGCGTGTAGCTGGCCGCTGACGTGGTGGGGTTGCCGACGAGGACGCTGCTAGTGAGTTGAGCGACGGTGAGGGTCGCGGTAGAGGTGGCCGCGCCGATAGGAACGGTTTGTATATACAGGTTAACTTCATTTGTATTGCCGTCACCGATCTGCTGACCGCCGCCGATTGTGGGGATAGGCATGATAGAGGTTCCTTGAACTAGAAGCCATTCGCCGCCGGGGCTGTTACCCCGGCGGTGACGCGGGGTTTAGCCCCAGAGGCGGGTTGCGAGTTGCGGGCGAATAACCCCGTAGCCGTACAGAACGTCAATACGGCAAGGCATCCGGTCGTTGTTGATATCGTACTGACGTACGATACGCAGCGAGATACCGTTGTGGTTAGCGCGCGACGCCATGTCAACGCCTTGCGGCATCAGCAAGTCGGCGGTTGCAAACGCGATGGCGTTCTTGTTGTAGACCAAGTTCTGCGGGTACACAGTCGATGCCGTGCCGACGAATGTGACGGCGGCGGTAGCGAGCGGGAACGCATCGACAGTGGCGAGAGCGTGCGCCGCCGTGTAGATCGCCGGGGAGATGGCGACGTTAGCGTATGCGCCGCCCGAAGCCGTGTTGAGCGCCGTGCAGACGAACTGCTGCAGCGAGCCCGTGGACTCACGGGTTTGCGGGTTGACCGCGTAGACACCTGCGATGGTGAACACGTCGCCAGCTGCGATGGTCTGCGTACCCGTGCCAGAGATGGCGAGGGTGGCTTGGCCTTGCGTCGAGACGGTCGTGGTGACAGTCGCGCCGGAAGCAGCGCGCGAGCCGGTTGTGAACTGGCGAATGGACTGCGACATGTTGATTTCGTCGAAGCCAAGAACGCCGGTCCCCATCATGCCAGACTTGAATTGCTTGCTGATGGTGTCGGTCGGGTTGAAGAAGCCCTTCATGCCTTCCACGAGCCCTGCGTTCGCCGCCGGGTTGACGGTGGTGTAGCGTTGGGACATGGGCGAGGCAGTTTCGTTGAGCTTCTGTTGAGCAGCCAACAGAACAGCCGACGTCGCAGGGGTCGTACCCGGCGTGCCGACGGAGTTGAAGATGCTGGCGTACGCATTAGCGACGTCGGCATCGACAGAGGCAGCAAGCTGCGAGATGCGGGGCGCGAGAACGCGCTCCGAGAAGTCATCCAGCGACAGAGCCATTTCGGCAGTCGTGAAGTTGACCGCGACGTGTTTCTGGCTGGAGACGGCGAGGGAGGTGAATTGCTCGTTGTCGTCCGCGACGCCGAGTGCAGCGCCGTCGGTGACGAGCGCGCGATCCGGCAGACGGATGCGGAGAGTGGAGCCGATTTTAGCGCCGGAGACGGCAAAACTGTCGTCGTACTGGCGGTTAACGTTGCGAGTGATGACGAGGTTGTTCTCCAGAATTTGAAGAGCTTTCCGCGTAATCATGTCGATGGTAAGCAGGGAGTTAGCCACGGGGTTGTTCCTTGAAGCTAGCGGTTAAGATTGGCCTCCAGCCGCTTACGCTCCCGTGCGTTCTCCGCATTGATCCACTCTGAATCCGACATGCTCTTTGTGGCGCGCGGGTCCGTCGTGTCCAATACTTTGGCGCTCGCACCGCGAGCCGCAATAGGCGTGATAGGCGCTGGGGCCGATGAAGTAGTCTTGCCGGGTGGGCTGGTCGCCAGTTTGGCTGACAGCTTCCCAATTTCACGCGCTTGCTGGACAGGGGCGAGCTTGGCGATACGTGTGGCTTCTGACGGGTGGCTTCCGAGATGATACAGTATCTCAGGCCCTAATTCGTCAGCCATGACAGCTTCGGCCATTGTCGAAGTTACGGGCACCACAGGGTTGTACGCGACTTGTTCGAAGTCCTCGTACTTTTCGCGGGCCGTTTCGGCACGGTCCTCATAGCTCTCACGGAACGCGGCTGCTTCCGCTGCGACCTGCCGTTTGCTGACTAGTTCCGCCGCCTTTTGTTCAGCTAACGCTTCTGCGTACGCTGGGGCGTCGTCAAAGTCGGCAACATTCGGCGGTGTGACTGGGGCCACTGGCTGCACGGGTTGCGGTCGCGCCTGCTCACGTTGCCATTTTCGCGACTCTCTTGCGAGGCGCTTACCGATGGCAGCATCCAATTCTTCCTGTGTGAAAGTCTTGGCAGGCTGTTCGTCTGTAGTTTCCACCGGCTGGGTAGCTTCTGCAGGTTCCGGTGCCGCCGTGGCTTCCGGTACTGGCGCGGGGATAACCGCTTCAAGGTCGTCGATCTGCATGTTTTTTCCTTACGGACCGGGTGTATCGCACCCGTACGACATTTTTCGTACGTTATACTGTAACAGTTAGCGTGTCAAGCGCCCGTCACCAAGTTGCAATTGCCACGCGTTTCCAAGTGTTGGTTGCGGTGCAGACGTAAATATAGTTGGTGTCGTGAACGATCTGGCCTTTGACGCCCGTGGCTGCCGCTGACGCGGGTGTGCTCTGTGTCGTCAGGAACAGGTCGCCCACTAGCGAAAGCCCGTTGGCCGTCCACGAGCCCACGAGCGCGCCAACTACGTAGAAGTTAAACTGGTCGGTGGCGTGGTCGTACTGGATTTCACCTTTTACGTTGCCGCCTGCGCCAGCCCGGCCAAAGTATACGTGCCCCTTGCTGGTAGCCCCTGAGTGTATGGCAACGCCTGACTCGCCGTTGTTAGACACCACGACTTGCGCGTTTGCGTTCGGTGTGGCGACGACTTCGCCAGCGGAGCCTATTACAGACACCTCGCGCGGGTACACGGCGACGGCGGACCCCACGTTTACCTTGGTAAAGTATAGTTCTTCGTCGGTGCCCGCTTGGTCGCCGGGCAGGTCGTTGCGCTGGGCGATGGTGTCGCCGTTAATCTCCGACATGGAGTGAATAACGAATTTCTTGGTGCCCGTTATCGTCGCGCCCGACGTGTTAAACGTGGTGTTATGCACGCCAACAGACGAGTTTTCGCCCACAAGCGCAAAACCCTGCGTCCAAGTGAGCGTTCCAGTGACTGTGACAGTCTGCGTGTGGGGGAATTGGTAGAAGCCCCCACCCTCGCATACAAGGTGAAATTCGCCCGCACCATTTATGTAGTACGGCTGATACGCAAAGACGCTGGTCGCGTTTCCGATAGATTGCACCTGCCCGAACACCGCAGCGCCGAAAGACATATTGGTGTGGCTAACTACAGACCCAGCCGAGATTTTCAGCGCGGTATCGGTAGTTGACGAGGTCGTCAGGTGGAAACCCTTGATGTGGCACATAGCGTTTCGCACGTTGAAGCACGCGAACGCTGTGGACACGATGGCGGCTGGCGAGGCGGTCAGGTCGCCAAGGATAACCACTTGGTCTTGGTGCCACTGGCCGACGACAGTACCCATTATATCCTGTTGGGTGGTGTACGTGCCCGCTGCCATGCTGATAACGATTGAGGGGTAGCTGCTAGGGTCCAGTACGCCGGGATAGCTCTGGATAGCCGCGTCCGTCGCCTCAAACCTGTAGTTCTTGCGGATGTACTGGAAAGCGTACGTCGCAGACGCCCACGGACTCAGCGCGGTTCCTGTGCCGGTCACGTTGTTGCCTGTGGTAGACACGTAGAACGTGGTGGTGCCGGTAAGCACGCCTAGCCTAGCGATCTGCGCCGCTGTCGTTTGTTTGGTGACGCCGCTCTGCACCACAGGCACAAGCTCCGCGCCCGTGAGTGTGGAGGCTCCGGGTAGCGCGCTAATCTTGACGTTGGCCATGTGTCGTACGCCCTAAAGTTTACGTGGGGCCTGCCTAACCCGGCAGGGGTGTGGTGG